ACTTTGTACGAAGATATGAAGATGGAGAAGAAATGGGTGGAGGTTTTTTCAAGACAATGGAAGAAGCTGAAACTGAAGTTCGTGAATATCAACAACTGAACGGATAATCAATCTGCTGGTGTAGCTCAGTTGGTAGAGCACGAAATTTGTAATTTCGTTGTCGGCGGTTCAATTCCGTCCACCAGCTCCAAATAAATGAATACTATATGATATTAGTAGATATAAGTCAACTTTTCGTTGCATCTACCTTTATGTCTATGAAGAAAGAAGAGACAGAAGTAGATATTAAAAAATTACGATATATGATTCTGAATAGTCTCAGGATGTATCGTAAAAAATATGCCAATGAATTTGGTGAATTGGTGATCTGTTGTGATGGGAGCCTTTCGTGGAGAAGGGAAATATTTCCACATTACAAAGCAGGAAGAAAAACAGGAAGAGAAGTTTCTCCGTTAGATTGGACACAGATATTTGGGTGTTTTGATCAACTAAAAAAAGAATTGAAAGAGAATTTTCCTTACCGATTGATTCAAGTTGATACGGCCGAGGCAGATGATATTATTGGAACTTTGGTTTTGAAAGACAGAAAACCGAATGAACGAACCTTGATAATTTCAAGTGATAAGGATTTTATTCAGTTACAGATGAACGAAAATGTATTTCAATATAGTCCAGTTACGAAGAAAATGTTGAATGGTGTAGATCCACATGAATATTTGAGAGAACACATTCTAAGAGGTGACAAGAGCGATGGAATTCCTAATGTGCTTAGTTCTGGCAATTGTATTGTTGATGGTATTCGCCAAACACCTATGACCAAAAAACTCATCAAAGAATGGGAAGAGGGTTCAATTCCCGAAAAACACAGGGAAAAATTTGAGAGAAATACTACACTTGTAGATTTAAGACACACCCCGTTTCATTTGCAGGAAAAGATTCTAGATCAGTATAAAAAAGAGCCAATTGGCAGTAGAAACATTCTTCCTGCATATTTTACAGAACACAATCTAGAAACACTTACCAAGAACATAGGAGACTTCTAATCTTATAAATATTGATATAAATCTTTAATTATAATGGTTAGATTTCTATGTTAAATTTCAAACAATACCTAGAAGAAAAATTAATAATGTATGCTCAGGGGAAGAGATACGGCCAGGTCGTATTTCTTGCTGGTGGTGCAGGATCGGGCAAAGGTTTCGCAATCAAGAACTTTATGGAAGGTGAGAAATTCAAAGTTCGTGATGTGGATGAATGGAAAAAAGCATTCATGAAATTGGCGGATACCAAAGGCGAATTTCCAGAAATAAAAGGATTAAAATTAAAGAATCCTAGAGATGTTTACAAACTCCATATGTTTGTCAAAGAAAAAGGAATAAAAGACAAATCCCTTGATCTTTTACTTCAAGATGCAAATAGTGATAGATTACCTAATATCATGTTTGACATTACAATGAAAGATGCAAATGATATAGGAGATGTTCTTCCCAAACTTGTTGAAGCAGGATATGATGCAAAAAATATTCATATCACTTGGGTACTTACCAATTATGCGGTTGCGATTGTGAATAATAGAAATCGTGAAAGAGTTGTACCAGAAGACATTATGCTTCTTTCCCACGAAGGCGCGGCCAAAGGTATGTATGATATAATTAAGGGCAAAATACCAAGAGGATTAAATGGGGGAGTTCGTGTCATTTTAAACAATCGTGAAAATACCATTCCTTATGTTGATCCAGAAACTAAAAAACCCATGAAGACCGAACAGGGTGATATGGTTGTTAAAGATTTTACCTACCTAACCTTCAAAAAAGAAGGCAAGTCAATGGGGCCAGAATCGGGAGTCAAGAAACAACTTTTGGGTTGGATTGCGGCCAATGTTCCAAAGACAAAATTGACAAAAGATTTAGTTTCAATTGACGAAGAATAATTCCTAAAAAAACTTGACATTTGGCACGTTTCTGTGTTATAATATAAATGAAAGTGAGAAAGGAGTGAAAATATTATGTCTAAGTCATTAAAGACCCTACGAAAAGAACTTCTGGATAAGTATTCGGGAGAAGCAATAACAGGATATGAACATTTAGATGATGGTACGGGCGACTATGCAAGAAACGTATCTGACGAATCTGATGAATCAAGTGAAAAAAATTCAGAAAAAACTTGACTTCTTATGCGCTATTTGATATAATAGTTATGTGAGGTTAAGAGATAACCATTTTTTGAGTTGATTATGAAAGAAAATACTAAATTAGTTGAACAGAAATCACTTCTTGCCAAATTGATGGCTGCGGAGAACATTACTGTTGAACACAAGAAAATTCCTACTGCGGCATTTGATGTAAAAAATCGGGTGTTGTACCTACCTATTCTTAAATGGAAGCCAGGTTCTTCCGTTTATGATCTATTCTGCGCCCACGAAGTTGGTCATGCACTCTGGACACCAGAAGAAGGATGGCATTCTTCAATCAATGAAAAAGGAAAAGGATTCAAGTCTTTTCTTAATGTTGTTGAGGATGCAAGAATTGAAAAGAAAATCAAGAGAAAATTTGCTGGTGCCCGTAAGTCAATGATTGATGGTTATGGGGATCTTATGGATAACGATTTCTTTGGACTGAGAAAAATGGGTGTTAATGCCAATGATCTAGGTCTGATTGATCGTATTAATTTATATACTAAAGCTGGAACTGATTACGGAATTGAGTTTTCAGATGAAGAGCGAGAGTGGGTTGAGAAAATTATGAGAACTGAAACTTTTGAAGATGTTCTGAAACTCACCGATGAGCTCTATGAATACTGCAAAGAAAATGAATCCGAAACTGATAACAGTTACGGAGATTTTGGAGATGAGTTTGAAGACTCTGATGAGTATGAAGAAGATGATGATTCTGAAGATTCTGAAGAGTCGGAAGAAGATTCCGAAAATTCAATGGAAAATATGTTTGGCGATGGTTCAGAAGAAGAAGATTCCGAAAAAGAAGGTGCTTCTGGTTCAGAAGGTGAAGGTGAAGAGTCCGAAGATTCTTCTGAAGATGGGTCTGGTCTTAGTCAAAGAGATGCTGCCAACAAAGAGTTGGAAGATAGGTATAAAGAAGCAATGGAGAAAATGGAGAAGAAGAACGAAGAGAATTCTGAAAGTTCTAAGTCTTCAACTGGTATGGAAGGTGGATATGGAAATGCTTTCGGTGAAAGAGACAATATGGCATCTGGCCCAAGTTCTCTTACTGATGATAATTTTCGTGAGAAGGAAGAAGAGATGGCGGACATGAGTGATTCCGTTCTTGTTCCTAATTATCTTTCATTTCCAAAGTTAAATCTTGATGCAATTGTCATCGATCACAAGAAAGTTCACGAAGAGTTGAATTCCTATTATGGAACAATGGATAATGCGATTGATGCAGGAACAAAACTTCTGAAGAAGTTTAAGACTGCAAATGATAAGATGGTCAATTACATGGTCAAAGAGTTTGAAATGAAGAAGGCTGCGGATATTCATCGTAGAGCCTATAATTCAAAGAAGGGAACTCTTGACATGAATAAGATCCATGCATACAGATATAGTGAAAATCTGTTTCAACAGATCACTTCTTTTCCAGAAGGAAAGAATCATGGAATGGTAATGCTCATTGATTGGTCTGGTTCTATGAACAATTGCATGGCCGATACAATTGAACAGTTGATTAACTTGACAATGTTCTGTTCAAAAGTTCAGATTCCTTTTGAAGTGTATGCATTTTCTGATCATTATCGTGATTGGAAAGATGAAGATAATCTTGAAACGTGGGAAAGACGCGATGAACTTCCTTATGATGTAAGTTTTACTGGAAAGAAAATTGCAAATTATAACACTAACGATATGGTAGTTTGTAAGAATACAAAGTTAGTCAATCTCTTTTCTTCTAGAATGAGAACAAGAGAATTGAACAATGCATATCGAAATCTTCTTTTAGTTTCGGAAGGATTTTCTACTCGTTACAACTACTACTACAGTAGAAATAATGAATATTACGGAATGCCGGGGAATTTCTCTTTAGGGGGAACTCCTTTGAATGATGCAATCATAATGATGAAGTCTGTAATCGATGAATTCAAAATCAAGTCAAGAGCTCAAATCGTTAATGCAGTTATCTTGACTGATGGTCAAAGTAATCATTCTAATCAATATCTTGATTCAACGAATATTGTTAGTCGATATGATCGTAGATCACTTCATATTGATGATAAAGTATCCAGAACAAGAACATATCCCATTTCTACGAATGGTAGAGTAAAAAGAGAAACAGATATTCTGCTTGAAGGATTGAAGAATTCTCTTGGAATTAATCTTCTTGGATTTTTCTTGACTACTGGTTCTGGAAGAAGAATGGCCGGAAATTTAAGTTATGTGATGGAATCATATCCTACTGATGCAGATATTGCAAAATTCCGAAAAGACAAATTCATTATTGAAAAGAATGGTGCTTATGATGAACTCTATATCATCAACACCAAAGGTCTTGAGATTGATGAAGTTGATCATATTGGAGAAGTTGAGGTAGGATCTTCTAAAGCTGAAATCCGAAAGGCTTTGAAAAAGAATACCAAAAACAAGTTGAAGAATCGTGTACTTCTCAATGCATTTATTGAGAAAGTTGCGTGAAAAAACTTGACATTACTGTCAGAATTTGGTATAATATAATTATGAAAGTGAGAGAGGATTTACCTCTCTCCGTTTTGAACCTCCCACATGGAGATTATTTGTTATGATGAATGTGAATATGACTCCCGCAAGAAAGAAATTTGTTGAAGTTGCACAGGCCGAGTTCGGTGAAGGTGCAGTTCTTTCTAAGGAGCAAGTTGTCGATGTAAAAGAGAAAAACAGTTTAGGTTGGCCGAGTTGGTTTGTACGTTCTCCTTATAAGGTTGCAAGGGGTATGTATAAACTTCCTACTATGGATGGAAACTTGGAAATCGAAGTTTCTATTATTCCTACTGAAACAGTTGTAGAAGATACGACTGTTGCACTTGCGACTCATGCAACTGCTGCAAGAGTTGAAACGGCTGATATGGTTACTAACGTAATCGAATTTCCTAAAAATGCAACTGAATCTTATGTTCCTTCAAAAGTTGATGGTTACGTAAAGTTTGGACATTTTTCGGATGTAAAGACTATTAAGAAGTCTGGAAATTTTTACCCTATCTTCATTACTGGTTTGTCTGGAAACGGAAAGACCATGATGATTGAACAGATTCATGCGGAACTGAAGAAGGAACTTTTCAGAGTGAACATTACCATTGAAACTGATGAAGATGACCTGATTGGTCACTATGCATTGGTTGATGGTCGAACAGTTTGGCAAGACGGGCCAGTTACTATGGCCATGGAACGTGGTGCAACTCTCCTTCTGGATGAAGTTGACCTTGCGTCTAACAAGATTATGTGTCTCCAGCCTGTTCTGGAAGGAAATCCACTTCTGATTAAAAAAGAAGGAAGAATTGTCCGTCCTAAAGCTGGTTTTACAGTCATGGCGACTGCAAACACCAAAGGTAAAGGTTCTGAAGATGGTCGATTTATCGGAACTAACATTCTGAACGAGGCTTTCCTTGAGAGATTTCCAATTACAATGGAACAGGAATATCCTTCCATTTCAGTTGAGAAGAAAATTGTCACAAAGTTGATGACAAATCTTGGATGTCTTGATGAAGAGTATGCTGGGAAACTGGTAGACTGGGCAGATTTGATTCGTAAAACCTTCTATGATGGTGGAGTTGATGAGATCATTGCGACTCGTAGATTGGTTCACATTGTCCATGCATTTTCAATCTTCAAGGATAGAATGAAGGCCATTGCAATGTGTGTTGCAAGGTTTGATGATCAGACCAAAGATACCTTCATGGACTTGTACTCTAAGTTGGATGAAAAAGTTTCAATGCCTTCTGATGAAACAGAAGAAGGTGAGACTTCAGAGACAACTGAAGAAGAGGAAACACATCAACCTTTTTAAGAGCTATATATACTATAGGGTGTTGCTTGGAGGGGCAGCATCCTATTGTCATATCTACTGAATTATAATGGAGAATTATGGAAGTAAAAATTGGTATAGATGAATTGAGAGAGAAAAGAATAATGGTATGCACTCCGATGTATGGTGGAATGTGTTCTGGTTTGTATTCTAAAGCCTGTGCAGATCTATCTACACTTGCAACCAAGTATAAAATGGATTTGAAATATTTCTATCTTTTCAATGAATCACTCATTCCTAGAGCAAGAAATTATCTGGTTGATGAATTTATCAGAGATGAAAAATACACTCATCTGATGTTCATTGATGCAGATATTCATTTTGATCCAAATGATGTATTGACTTTGGCTGCATTAGATAAGGACATTATCGGTGGGCCATATCCAAAGAAATGTATTGCGTGGGAAAAAGTACGTTCCGCAGTTGATGCAGGACTTGCAGATGAAGATCCGAATGTTCTGGAAAATTACACAGGGGATTATGTATTCAATCCTGTAGAAAATACTCACAAAATTAAAGTAACAGAGCCAGTTGATGTTCTTGAGATCGGAACTGGTTTTATGATGATCAAGCGACAAGTATTCACGGATTTTGCAGAAGCATATCCTCAATTCAAATATACACCAGATCATAATCGTTCAGAAAATTTCAAAGGTGATAGAGACATTCATGCATATTTTGATACTGTGATTGACTCTAAAGCTTATTTGGGTGATATCTCTGGTGAAAGTAATCGATATCTTTCAGAAGATTATTTCTTCTGTCAGTTTGTTAGGAGAATCGGTTATCAAATTTACCTATGCCCATGGATGAAAATAAGTCATATGGGTTCGTATAATTTTAGTGGTTCGATGCAAAGTCTGGCCAATTTAGATTTTGCAGGACACGGCATAGACAATGAAACAAGGGTGAAAGACTTTGAAAAACGTAGAAGAAAAATCAAACAAGCAAGCAAGAAAAAGAAAAAAGGTTGATTACGTATTCGATGAGGGAAAGTATTTAAGTGAAATATGGGATTCAATAGATAAGACTTACGCTTCCCATTATGCCCAAAACAAAATACAGTCAACAGAATTTATTTCTGATGCAGGACATGGTGAAGGTTTCTGTATCGGTAATATAATTAAATACGCTCAAAGGTATGGAAAAAAGGGTGGATTTAATAGAAACGACTTGACAAAAGTCGCTCATTATGTTATTATTATGTTATACCTACATGATAACCATTACAAACGTGAAACTCAAGGAGAACACGATGAAGTTAAGTAACGATACAGTAGGGTTTTTGAAAAATTACGCTACTATAAACCAAAGTTTGGAATTTCGTGAGGGAAATCTGTTAAGAACTGTTTCCCCATTAAACACTATTCTCGCCTCAGTAGAGATTAGTGAGGACTTCCCAAAGACATTTCCAATTTACGAATTAAATCGTTTTCTTGGAACTCTGTCTCTGTTCAATGATCCAGATTTGGATTTTACAGAAGAAGGTGTGACTATTTCAGATCCTTCACATGAGGCACAATATCGATATTGTGGAAGTAGTTCAATGTTCCAAACACCGCCTGAGAAAGATATTTCCTTTCCAGATCCAGATGTTGAATTCACTCTTGAAAAAGATGTATTCAAAAAGACCATTAACGCTGCAAACACTCTTGGACTTCCAGAAGTAGTTGTAGAAGGTAATGGAACTGAAACTCGATTAGTTGTATCTGATACTGGTAATACATCTTCAGATCGATTTTCAACAGGAGTCGGCCCTACCGATAAAACTTTCCGAATGATCTTCAAGACTGAAAACTTGAATAAAATTATGGAAGGTACTTATGATGTGAAACTATCATCAAAACGAATCTCACATTTCAAGAGACAGGCGGACACCCTAAATTATTGGATAGCCTTAGAACAAAACTCTACTTTTGAGGGATAAGTTTAATTACACTATGAAAGGTTTTTTGATATGGATAATTTCTTGTGGGTCGAAAAGTATCGGCCTAAAACCATCGATCAATGTATCTTATCTGATACGATCAAGGGAACTCTTGAAGATTTAGTCAAGGAAGAAAAAGTTCCTAATCTCATGTTCACGGGCCCTGCTGGTGTTGGTAAGACAACTGTTGCCAGGGCAATCTGTGATATGACAAATTCCGATTATATTATCATCAATGGTTCTGATGAGGGTAGAATGATTGACACTCTCAGAACTAAAATGACACAATTCTGTTCTACTATTTCCTTACAGGG